TCTTTCCTGCCTTTCTAGTCCAGGCAGCAGATTCATTGGTCTGTTTCTTAGCATTCTTTTCCCAGTATTCTGGACCATAAGAACACTCAGATTTTGTCTCCATCTTTTCGCACTTAGGACAATATCTCTTTTCAGCACTTTCTTCTACAAATTCTTTTACAGACTTGATTCTAGTGCTTTGAGCAGTTTTGGTCATTGTTCCACTATGAAGTCTTTTATTACCAACACCAGGAATAAACTCCCCAAGCTCACCCTTTGCTTTATCATTTTTATCGGTATCACCATCAACATCAGTATCAATTCTCTTAACTGCCTTTGATACCAGTTTTTTCAAATTTTTAGAAGGAACTTCATGAGGAGTATGTGCTGATGCGTGAATTTCATTAATATTAACTTCTTCATTAGTTACATAATCAGCAGCAGTGTCAGCATAATCCGCAGCCTTGGTTAGTTTTGATTGAACCCAGGCTTTCAGATTTCCCTCACCTTTTTTACCCATTTTCTTCTCAAGTCTATTAGCAGCATTCTTCATTGTCGCAAGTTGGCGACGTGCCATTTCAAACTCATGATCACCTTCTTTTTCTTCACCAACGGGAACACAGTTTGGGACAACTCTATTACCCTTTTTCTTCATACCCTTCTGGGTATAACCTTTCCAGCACTTTTCGTCAAGTTCCATTTCTTCCTTGCGAGTTCTCTCTGCCTGCTTACGTTTAGCAAAATCCATATAAGACTCACCTGGTTTCAGTCTTTTGCTGTAATCGGGTTTTGTTTGTGCAGATGTGCTCTGCCCACGATCTTCACGAGCACGTTGGTTGGCACCAGGACCACCTAATTTACGATCTTTCTCGGGGTCTGGGTGCCAGAAGTCACCCCTTTCATTAATGGTTTCTTCAGTTGCCACGTTTTTTGCCTTTCCTTTTCTGTTTGGATTGGGATCTTGACGATTCTTGCGACGAAATGCTCTTTCCTCTTCACCTTTATCTAGGTTGCGTTTCATTTTACTTGAACCGCACTTTGGTTTGGTTGTCTGACCTGGCTGCTTTGCACAGGGTTTTCCTGCATATTTGCCACCCAGTTGAACCCAACCAGGGGTGCCATCAGAAGCACGGCTCTTAGTAAACCAGTCGTGCAGAGAAGAATCACCACTTTTGTTCGATTCATTCATTCGACCATTCCAAACACTATCTACCCAGTTATTTATTTTTCTTTTCGTCTAACAGTCCTTGCTTGATTAACTTCTGCAGTTCGGCAGTAGTGCCAACAATCAGAGCATTATTAGTGATATTTGTTGTGCTTGACTTATCTTCAGCATTAAGATCCTTAAGTTCTTTTTGTAACTTAAGAAGTTTATCAGTTGCATCAGAAACATTTTTGATCAACTGACCAGCAACTTCATATGCTCTAGGTGAGTTGGTTTCTTGTGCCAACTCCATTACACCATCCAGAGTTTCCTGACCCTTTTCAATAATAGAATAGAGTTGTCCTCTGCTATATTCATAATCTCTGTCTATATCATTTTTTTCTGCCGCATTTTTCAGTTGCTTTTTTCTTGGCAGGCAACCACCTTCAGGAACGATAGATGCTTCAACATCTAAAGCCTTATCAATACCATCATATCCAGACATGATTAAATATCCTGTTGTTGAGTGGGACTATACTTTTTAGAATCTTGGAAAAATTCTATAGTCTCCGAGAATCCAAAGTCATCTCCAGGTTCAGCATCGATGGGATCTGGAACAGCAGTATATCTGACTTCTCTCTTTGCAGTATTAATGTCAGTGTCGGAGTAGTAATCGACCTGAACTTTTCTGATGAGACCTTCGGAAGAATCTGCAATAGGACCAAATAAATAGGTTTTGGCAGTAAAATCAAAAGTATAGATCAAAGATCTTCTTGAACTAAAATCACCCTCATAATCATCTTGCATATTAACACTATTCAAGACGACAGGAATATCTTTCTTTTCTCCAATGGAAGAAACAAGATCAACAGTCAAATTGAAAGATGGTTGAAAATATGGAAGAATTTGTTCTGTAACTTGTAAAGCATCTTCATTTAACTTGCAATAAAGAGCAAGTTGAAATCCAATATTGTAAGGAACTGGATGATATACCTGTCTGACATCACCACTGCCCGTTACTGCTTTAAATGTTTTGGTTGCTGTTGTCTTTCTAGTAGGATCATATGAGAGACTCGTCATCTCAAATGACATTCTTGGAAGAGTAATTGCAACTGGTTTGCTGAGATCTGCTTGCTGCTGAATCTTAGCAAGAAACTTTTGCATTGGTGCATATGCCAATGGCACCTTGATATCATCAACAACGTTACCATCATTATCCTTGTGCTGGATATGGATATTGTTGAAGAGAGTTCCGAAGGCTACGATAGTCCTTCTAATAATCTCGTGGTAATAGTAAGTGCCTAACATTAGAAGTCACCAAAAGGATTGTCTTCACTGAAGTCAATAATATTCAGACCTTCAGTTTCAAATTCATCATTTTGTTCGAATGGATCGGTTGTATCGTAATCATTGTACGATGCAATCTTCCATCTTGCGGAAGAAGCAGTTCCGACGAGTGCTTCACCCTGATAGAATCTTCCACTATTTATTCCAACCTTCAGAATCTTAGTGGTAGAGTTCCAATCTCTAACCTTTGCGGTTACGGAAGATGCCTGACCAACCACTTCCTCATTATATTGATAATTACTTTCAATCAAAGCACCATCTTCACCAGTACGCAAGACGTTAAGTGTTGGTGCCTCAGTATACCCAATGCCAGTATCGGCAATGAGGATATTAGAAATAACACCATCCGTAATAACTGCCTCTGCTCTGGCAGGTGTAACTCCTGTGCTAGAACCAAAGGAGATTACTGGGGTATTGTAGTAATTTGTACCACCATTGAGAATACGAACGGAAGTAATACCACTATTAGTGAGAACCGCAGTTGCAGCAGCACCAGCACCGTAAACTCCCTGACCACCAGGAGCAGTATTAGCAATACTGGTAATAGTTACTGTTGGTGGTACAGTGTAACCAAATCCAGGGTTGGTGATTAAAATTCTATCGATCGAATGAACACCACTTCTTACCGTAGTAATAGCAACTGCTTCTGCCGTAGAGTTGGGAAGCAACGCAGGTGAGGTACTGATAGAAACTATGGGTGTTCTTGTATATCCAGATCCATCATCAGTCAATACAATCTTTTGGAGAATACCCGTTCTACCAAAGTTGTCGATTCTAAGAGAAGCAGTAACACCCTGTCCAACAAGAGTAAGTTCTGTGATATATCCCTGCTCCTTAACCTCCCCATCAATAAAGTCGATAGAGGTATCGAGGTCTTCACCCTCGTACTGGAACAATTCACATTCTAGTTTATATGTGTAGTTTGTGCCAAGTTGATAGAATGGTTGCTCATGCTCTACCCTCTTGACCTCAAAAATTCTTTGACCCAGGGGAAAATAAACAAGATCACCCTCTTTTGGTCTTGTGGTTAAAAGAATTTCATCATCGTCATACTCACCCAAAAATGGTTGAATAAATTCTTCAAATCTTTCTTTAGAAAGAGTGAGAGTAACTTCATTCTGAAGATTAATTCCAAACTTCGTCATAATATCAGATCCAGGTGCATATCCTTCGAAGTTTTCTAGATATGCTTCAATAACAAAGTTATCATTAAACTTAGATGTTTCAATCTCTCTGATGATATTATCTTGCCCCAAAACTTTCCTTGGAATATAATAAATTTCTATTCCATAAGTTTTTAAATGCTCATTGATCAGATCTTGTAAAAGATACTGTTCGTTGGCAGAGCCTTGTAGAAAAAATGGATTAAGTGCCATTATCCGATAAGATCAAGGGGAGGAATTTCGTATTCTGAGAGCATTCTCTTTTTGATGTCCTCAAGTTCTTTCTCGGCATCATCGTAGATTTCTCTACCATTAAGTTCAATACCACCAGGAAGTTTTGCTCCCTTGAACTTAATAAGATTCTGACCCCACTGTCTCTTAATTAAAGCAGTAAGATACATCTTCAAGAAAGAATCATTATAGACATTGGTAAAGTCATCAGGATCCATGATCCTGTAGCAGTCAAGAACAATATAGTCACCGACTACGGCACTTGCCCAGTCGATATCCATGTATAATCTATTTTGTCTCTTATTGAATCTGAGTTGCTTATCAGTTGTCAGTAAGAAGTCAATGTCCTCAAGATAACTCTTAGTCATCGCATATGTAAGAAGACCCTGATATCCAAGGTCAAATGCAATGTCATTTAAGAACAACTGATACTTGACACTGAACATTCCATTAGAAATGGAACTGGAGTCAAACTTGAATACCTTCTCAATACCGATTACAGAATCGGGAACCTGAATATAGTTTGCGTTTTCGTACCAAGTGAATGACGGTCCAGCAGTAGAAGTTGCAGTCTCACTTGTAATACCTGTTCCACCAGGACCAGCTCTTCCACGATCTTTATCCTCAGATGTGATCTGATACTTCAGGAAAGTTCTGGCAACACCATCAAAGTGTCTTTCGTGG